TTGTTAGTTCCATTTATATTGAAAGTTGTAGCAAAATCTGCCCCAGTATGCATACTAAGACTTACTTCTTTTGCTACTCCAGCATCTAAATCGAATGTAACGTTTTTACTTGCCATCAGGAATTCCTATCATTTGAAGGGTTTCTTGTTGTTTATAATAAAGTTTACAGAACGCTTTTGCAATATTTCTTAATTCATCTCGATCAAAACACTCATCAATTTCAGACGCGCATTTTGCATATGCAAACATCTTTGATAAATTTTTGAGTTCAATTGTATCAGGATCCATTTAACAACTCCCTTAGTAAATTTTTAATTTCACTTATATCACTTTTCATGCTAGCAACTTCTTGCTCCAATGTCTGTACCTTTTGATTCTTTTCCTCTTTCGCTTTACGCTTGGAAACGTATTGCTGATATCCAAATTCATCAACGTTTAATATTGAATTACTATTCGGATCCCTCAAAAGATTTGAGTGATCCGTAACTCCATGAAACTCCATTTTATGCTAAGGCAATAACTCTAAGATCTTTGACTCTTGGGCAATATACCTGACTTGTAGAAGTCAGCACCAATTTAATTCTATAGAATTTGAATGGCGATAATTTATCCATTGTGAAAGTATATTCCTTGTATTCAAGATTTTTACTTTCAACCGAAAGGAAGTTAGTTTTCTGAATTTGTGCATCAGGTTTACCATTATTAGATTCAGCAGAAATAACCTCTCCTCTAGCATTCAGATTATCATGTCCAGGGAATGGAATGAAAACAGGAGAAGAACTTGGTTCTTCTTCAACAGAGTAGAATGCTCTAATATCATTAAAGGTATTGAGATATGCATTCAAAATAATCTTGATAGATGTTGCAGGATTTTCTAAAGAAATTTCTCTAGACATATACTGGAACGCTGTAGGATCAGTATCAATACCATTTACCCTAGAATCTGTTGCATAATTTGTAATCTGTTGATCAACTCTATTAGATGTTAGGATGCAGTTAATTCTTTGAGTATCAATAATTGGACTTACTCTAGAATCTACTGTATTTAACGACATTCTCATAGAGAGAGATTTGCTTCCTGGAGTATTAATCAACTTAAGGTTTTCATTAACCTTAGAGAATACTGCTCTAGGAGTGCTTAGATAATTTGGTTTATTCAGTTGAACATCTTCAAATCCAGCATTTACAAACGGAATCTCATTTCCACTCAATCCTTTTGTAGTTGTTGTTCTAACTTGAGCATTAACAGTTGTTCCTTGTGTATTCTGAATCTGAACCATTGGAGTAATGACTTCAAAAGGAACGTTCTGGGTAGATCTAATATTGTATCCCCCAGCAGATTTTGTGGTTTTTGCAAACAATCTTGAGAATGTTGTATCATCACTTCTTACATCATTATTAACACCAACACCTTGACTGAATACTTCACTAGTGTCTAATTTGATATGATAAGAATCATATGTAATTGGATTGCTAACAGTTACATCATTCATATCATGAATCTTATTGATTCTAGATAGGTTGATTCCGTTCAACTCATATTTGTAAACAAGAGTTCCAGCAGGATAAGTTGCTTTATTTGAACCTCTTGTAATTGTTCCTCCAATCAGATTACTTCCGGAAGTTTCTGTATATTCAATGACTTCATTTCCAATCTTCAAATAACCTGCATTAGTTGTTCCAACTGGTTGACCCTCAAAGTTAGCAAAGTTTGAATTATCATTAACTGAAATAGAAGCAGTAGATCCTACTTCATATGCTGTAAGCAATTTAGTTGCAGGAAGATCAGATTCTGCCCCAGTTATTTCAACTCTGTTATCATCAAAATACATTCCATGGTTTTGATGATTAACTTTAATGTGTTCCCCATCATTCAATACTTTAACAGAACTTATCTGAACATCTCCACCCTTACTAAAGTTGAAGGTAGTAGTAAGTCCAGCACTATTAATATAAGTCATTGTCTTAGCACTACCAACAACAAACTCTCCTTGAACACTATCAAGAATTATAGAAGAGGTAGAACCAATACCAGCAACTGTTAATTTAAGATTTCTTCCAACTTCAGCATTTCCAATTGTAGTAATTCCAAGAACATCTCCAACTGCATATCCAATACCACCTTGTCCATCTACAACAGTAGCACCAATTGCTACTCCATTGTTAATAGTAACATTTGCTTTTGCTCCATTTCCACGTCCACTAATCGTAACAAGATTAACGTTATCAAAAGTAAGTTGTCCAGAACTTGGAGTAAATCCTGCACCAACACTGGTAAGGGTCAAAGTACCTTGAGCAGATGCACCAACAGCAACAATAGTTCCACTTGCTAGTGTTTCGCTCTGGAAGAATTCATTTCCTAAAGCAAAACCAGCATCACTGATAGCAGTATTGAAACCAATTCTCAAAACTCTTGAATTCATCTCAAGTGAATTGGGCAACAACTTAGGAACCTGTTGGTTACCAACAGAAAGTTGTGGGTTATAAACTTCAACAGTTCCTGCATCATCAAATTCTGCTCTATAAAGATTAAACTTTAAGTCCTCCCACTGACTTGCTTCCCAGGTAGAAGCATTAGTTGACTTATACAGATTTCCAAGATATGGTTGATTAGAAACAAGAGAACCATCAAGGATATCTTCTTGTCCAATTCTAGAAACATATACTGAATATGATGTAGAATTACTGGAAATGCAAACCGCATATTCAGTTTCTCCCTTCAGATAGATTGGAGCACGGAATATGAAAGAAGTTGCTTCAGAACCATCGATAGAAGTTACAACCTCTGTGGGGTCTAGAACAACCTCTGATAGGGGTAAAATCCTAGCAGAGGGTTTCCCACTCTCCATTGGTCTAATAGAGAGTGTAACGGGCACATTCAGGTTGTCGCGGGATCTAAAGTAGATATCACATCTAGTTAAGAATATTCCAGTGCTATCATCGACAAGGAACGATTGTGCAAGTGGTTCATACCACCCAATAATATTATCTTGAGAAGTTCTGTTAAGAACATGAGTTCCAACAACCTGAGTTCCAGGACTGCTGTTAACAGTTCTTTCTCCAAATTCTTTCTTATCACTAATACGTGTGCTTCTGATAGAATCATCAGTTGAAATTATACCAGAAGATAAGTAACGTTCCTCTGCAATGGTCGTAACATTTTCAGAATCGTTAGTAGCATCACTAGAGAGAGAAAATACTCTATCACCTGCTTCAAATCTAGGATGATATGAAGTAACTGTATCAGGAATGTAGAAACTACCCAGTACATCAGAAACTTCATCACTAACTATTCTTAAATTGCTAACAGTTGCTGTTGCCCCACTTGTTTCACCAACTAGAACTGATCCAACTTCAACATATCCATAGTATTGTGGTTGAACTTCATTAGATAAAGAATACGTATCAATATTCAAAAATGTAGAAACGGCATCATAATCACCAGGTATCAAGTTTCCATCATATGGGTTGCTGATGTATGTCTTAGTTGGATCGTTATATGCTCCTTCTTTATGGTTAATATTTGCTAGTCTTGCACGGAATTCGGGAACAGTAACTCCTTTCTTAAGAGGAACAGTGCGAACATTTTCGCCTGGTTGGAATGTTCCAGTGTTCATTGTGATCTCAATCAACTTTGAAACACAATATCTAGAAACAGAAATTCCATCAAAGTATGGATACAACTGTGTATTGGGTTTCATGTTTTTACCATAAAACTCAATATTTCTTGGTCTCATGAAAGAAACCAAATCTCTGCTTACAATTCTATCACCAACAGCAGTCTTTTCATACTCTTCATGTACAATAGTTCTAGTTCCACCTCTAGATTCTGTTCCTAGATCGAAAGTTTCTTGGAATTCTTCTTGAGTAACAGTAACTGCATTTCTACGAATAAATTGACCTGGACCACTTTCATTATCACCTCTTCTGGTTGGTTCTGCAGATTTATCTGTAGATGACCTATTATCAGATTCAATTGTATCTAAAATTCCAGTCCAATTAGTTTCCCAAGAATCCCAAAGGATAGGAACAAATCCACTTTGATGATCTAATTCTTGTGTTCTTTCATAGTAATCAACCGTAGCAGCATAATTACCTTCCGTCTCAACAATTCTACTTTGAACTCTAACAGTATCTACCCAAGTATCTGAAGCAGGTGTTAACTCCATTGTTCCCTGCCAGAAACTAACAGAAAAAGGAGTAACAGATTCAGATCTAGTAGCAAAATTTTGCTTTAACCACTCAAGTTCACTGTAATCAAGAGTTAAGATATCTGCCTGTCTACTAACATTTTCTCCTTCAATGATATTGAATTGGAAATCTGTTGTTGCATCAACTCCAACAACAGGTCCAAAAATCATATCAATAGAATCTGTATGATGTTTTGGTCTCAACTCTTTATTCTTTCTATCAATTGAGTTTTTGATAGTTGTCTTAGTTTCTTGAGATTTGAATGAATTGAAATTATCAACAAAGAAACCGGACTTAAATCTATTAAGACCATCAGCATCGCTGATATACATACTCTCGGTTTTTTGCTCTAGAAGAGACAAAGCAGTATAATACTCAAGATTCCTAATTCTATTTTCAAGTTGCTTAATATCGCTCATTCTATATCTCTTGTTCTCTAAGAACTTCAGAGATGCTTGCTCTGTGTTATAGAGATAAGCAGGGAGAGTAATAGTTGCGATTTCAATAGCATCATCAACAGCAGCAGGAGGTTCTGGTTTATCTGCTGCTGTTCCATACACAACTTGGAACTTTCCATCTTTTGTGAGGTAAATTCTATCAATTCTTCCTTGATAATAAGAGAAATCTAAAACAGTGCTCTCTTGAGAAGCTAAAGGATTTGCAGCAGAATTACCGCTAGCATTGAATGTTCTTCCATTAAACTCCAGAGGAGATCTTGCTCCCTCTGAAACTGCATAATTACCAACTCTAGGTCTGATATCTAAAATATCTGAATTGGAGATTCCATCAACAGATTGAATCTCTGCGCCATAATCAAAATCATTGTAAGACTCAACAGTTGTTAAATCGCCAGTGTCCGTAGTATCAAAATATCCCTTTGCAAAATAAATCTTCAATCTCTTACTTGGAGATACTGAACCATCTCTTCTTCTTATAGAACCATAATCATAAATCGTTTTCTTCTGGCCACTACTAAAGGTAAAGTTTGAAGAAATTTCAAAACTACTAGCATCAACCGCAGAGATTACTGCTTCAACAAGACTTTCTTGGAAAATAATGGTTTCTCCAGCAACAAAATCTACCTGGTTCTTGGAGATATACGCTACAGTCAAACTAGATGGTTTTTCTACACATATTGCAATTGCACCACTTGTTTGACCTATCAGAAGTTCTCCTAATAGAGTATCTGAAGTAGTGGATGTATCACTAGTAATGGTAGAGAATGTTAAAGTTGGTGCAGAAGGATCCAGCATGTTGCTAGATTCGTAAATACCATGAATTTCTATAATATCGGGAGTATTGAGAGAAATAATCTCATCTTCAACTCTTGTTCCGAAGGGGAAATTGCCGTAATCTAAACCATTGTTTAATGTTGTGGTTCCAATTCCAGATCCTTCTAATTTGGATTTAGCAACAATAATTGATTCGACTCTACTCTTAATTTTTTTCTTTGATTTAGGAGCAGTTTTTTCTAAAGTTGCAATAAGTGTAGCACCTTCATTCAAACTATTAGTTAAACCCGTGATATTTGAAATTTCAGTAGATGCATTATTAAAGGCAAATTTATCTGGGGTTAATGTCTCTGTTACTCCATCAGTTCTTATTAAAATATATCTTTCTGGAGTAAATGGTAAGAACAACTCATTTTGCCCAGCACTGATTGATGTTCCTGAGTCAATGTCTCCATTTGTCGTGATGTTAACTGTAAATGCTTTTCTAATTGTGATTTTAGAATCATTTAAGTTAATGGTTGCAACATTTGGTTTGGTGAGTTTAGTATATAACGTATTATCTGAAGAAGATTCTAATGTTGTACCAACAATATTCATATCAGAAATACTAACAACCCCAGATGCAGGTTGTCCACCATCTACAACACCACTTACAGTATGAACACCAATAACATTAATATGATCAGATTGAACATTAAGAACTTCAAGTAAAATTGGATCTGCAGATTGAACTAAATCAGAATACTTAACTAAGTTACCAACTTTTACATTATCTAAGAATCTTGGATTGGAACTTTGTATTTTTCCTGCAGAACTAACAGTTGCAACTCCAACATTAAAGATATTTGATTGAATAATATCGGCATTAAAAGTGTTAATACCTGTAACCCCATCAAGAGTACCAAAAATCGATTTAACATCAGATAATGACTTCTCTGTTACTCCAATAGCAGTTCTTCCATTAAGAACACCATTGAACATAAGCGGTTCATTAATAATGAAGGAACCATTCTTACCATAGACAGTGATGATATCATCATTAGTTACTGCAGATTGTAAAAATGCAGTTGCACCACTGTTAGCACCCTTAATATAAGTTGGGACTGTTAAAGTATGATTTTGGTTTAATGTAATAAAGGAATATGGTTGAACATCATATAAAGAAAGACCCCACTCATTAATATTAGAATTTGTTGCATTATAAGTTCCAGATTGAAGTCTAAAATCGTAAACTCTTGCTACACCAATTTCCGTACCAGGAGCACTATCTTGATTAGATCCAATACGCTTATCTCTTAAACTTAATACATAAGTATTACCTATACCAATACTAGGAACACCATAAACTCTGTTTACTTTTAGTGTAGATCCTGTATTGTAAGTTAAAGACTCATCGTCTACATCTTTAGTAGTTCTTGGTTTATCAAAATCTATGAATGTTGGAGAAGTCGTTTCAATCTCATATCCTTTTACATAAGATTTACCAGTCGAAATCTTATAAATTCCTAAATCATCAGTAGGAATTTGTCCTCCGTATGTAAAATCATCCTGTTGGAATAGACCATTATTTCCAAGATTATTATCTAAAGCTTCTACTACAGAAACATCGAAAGGATTTACTGTATAATTACCACTTTCATCAAAAGTTCTTCTTGCTAATATATCGTTTAGTTCGTTTTGATATAAATTTCCTGCACCTGCTGCGCTATTTTTTACTTGACTTCTTAAGACTCCAGTATCAATTGATGCTAATTCGATGAAATTGTTATCATCAAAATCATCTAATGCCTTTTTAAAGAGACTTACTGAAATTTGTAACCTATCTGCACCTGGAGCAGCATAGTTATTAAATCCTTGAGAATTATCGTTGAGAGATTCGTCTAATTGAGAGGTAATCAAATTCTCTTCTATTTGCAGACCAACTCTATAACTTGGAGTATTGGAATACTGATCTAAGAGTAAAGTTTCAGATGTTACGTTTACAAAGTAACCTCTAATAAAGTAAACACCTTGCTGAATCTGAAAAGAACTGCCTGTAGCAGCTGCATTATCAGGTCTTGTAACCGCAAAGGGACTATTTGCAGGAATTGTAGAGTTTCCTAACAAAGTAGAATTAATAATCTCACTACAAGTTAAATTTTCATTATCAAGGAAAGTCTGAGATTCGTTATTAGCAGTATTTGAACTCAAATAACTAATATAAAGTGTTAAAGCACCTCTCTCTGAGTCTTGAGGAAGAAGAACGCTATCAACAACTGCACTTACGCCAGAAGTTTCTCCAGAAATTTTAGTTCCAATCAATTGAGTTGCATATGCTGCAACAGGAACTCCTTGAAATGAGTTCCTTAATTGTACGCAATAATATAATTGATTATATCCCGTATTTCCTGGAATAACTTTAGATCCTTCTTTAAAGAAGTGTTGTCCAAATCTTTCAATCTGATTTTGTAATATGGATTGAAGTCCTGTTAGTTCTCTTGCCTGAACAGGTAATCCCGGTTTGAATAAAATCTTATGATAGTCATTGGACGCACTAAAATCGTCAAAATATGGCGATACGTTGAGGTTAGTTTGTTGAGGCATAATTCTTTAGAACTGCAAGATGATTTTTATGTCTTCCTTTTGATTTACCGACCTCGTAGTTGAGGGTCTATTATCAACATAAATGATATTTCCAGAATGATGCTTGACTTCTGGACTTGCAAGACCCTCTGTAAAGGTTAACCCAAAGTAATATGTTCTATTATTTATTACGGTACTTAAACCCGTATAACCAGAATCAATGGATAAAGTCTGCCCACTTGTAGGCGCAATTAATAAATCGCCATCATCATCAGGAGCACTTGTAAACTCTGTTTCATCAAATCCATAACTAGGTTCATCATTTTGCGTCCCATCAGTATTAAATCCCGCAAGAGTTCTATCTTGCCAGTACTTTAATACGCCAGTTGTTTGATCATAACTCACCACTCTTCCGCTTGCAGTTGTTCCTGTAGATACAGTTTGAACTATTGTGGAATTTTCTGTAAATACAGCACTGCTATACCCAGCACCAACAAGTTTTAATGCTCCAACAGCAGATGCTTTTTCTTTATTTAAAATAATTGTTGAACCAAATTCTGTAGGATTTTCTACAACACCAATTCTAGCAAAAGAATTACCTGTGATAAAATCTGGGTTTTCAGAATCATTTTCAATTCTGGAATATAAGAGAACATTAAAGGCACCCAACTCTCTATAAATGTCATGTCCATGTCCGCCTTGTGGGGATATGATTACATTGAAAATTGGTCTTGTAGTTCCTGTGGGAACTCCACCTGCATCAATATCAACATATCCGAATGTATATCCAGAACCTTGATTTGAAACTTGAACATCAGAAACTTGAGCGTTTTCATCAATTGTGATAGTGCATGTTGCACCCTGCCCATCACCTTTAATAGGAATATTGTTATACTGAACGTTAGCAGATCCTACAGAAGCACCTTTATTAGTAACTGTAATAACCTTGATAGATCCATCAACAGCATTATCTCTTACAAGAGCATTATCTGTTGAGGTTTCCCAATCATTTGGAACAGGAATAAAATCTGTAGAGTCAAACTTTACAATATTTGCAGGAGATAACGTGTAAAGATATTTCCAGATATATCCATCACCACTAGAACCTGCTGCTCTTGGTTCTAGATCAGTAAATGTTGGTTCATCCAAAGATGGTTTTCCAGTTGGATTATCAGGACTCGTTCCATTTTGAAGACATGAATAAACCCTGAATTCACTGTTCATTACATAGAAGAATGAACTATATAACGTTGCAGATCCTGATACTGGAGCAGTCTTATCAATACTATAATCATGACGATACATATCATACTTGGATCCGGATGCCCAAGTTCTTTTGGGAATCACTCTCATAACATCTGAAGAAGCAACTTTCTTCAGAGCAACCATTGTATCCCAATAATCACTCTCCTGATCAAAACTATCTCTAGGAGATGGTGGAGTTGTATTCCAGTTACTACTGTAATCTGTAGGGTTGGGTAATCCAATAAAAGTATAATAAGCATTATTGCTGGTGTTGATACCAGCAATAAAGTTTTTTGCATTCAATAATCTAATTTGATCCGTTATAATTGCCGCCATTGTGACATAGATTTTTAGTTATTTATCAATGTTTATGTAGAGAGACCACTGTAATTATTATATTTTAAAGGTGCGAATCTAATGATTTGTGGAGATGTTGATAATCCACCAACTCCAGAACTTGTATTTCCAGTATATGCTGTAGATACAGTCCTTGATTCAATAATAACTTTACCCCAAGAATAGTCTCCAAAGTATTCACCTAAAGTGGTCATTCCAGAATTTGTAGTAAAATCATAACCAGCAGGGAAATTATCCTGAACTCTAACTTGAATCCTCTTAACAGCAGTTGAAACCCCTGCTACACTCTTAATAACTGTCATAACGTTATTAGCATAATAAACATTATCAAAGAACTGTGTTCCTATTCCAATCGTTGTTCCAGTGCCGGTAAATGATTTTATAGAGGTAGTTGCCGCACCTATATTAGAGTTACTAATCTTGAAGTAATCACCTTGCGATAATTGAGTAACAGTTAAAGCAGTTGAAACATTAATAATATCATTGAACGCATTATCTGGTAAATACAGGTCAAAGACCATATGGAAATTAGTACCAACCATTGTTGTTGCAATTCCAACAACTCTTCCTTCATCACCACTATACCCAAATACATCTACAGTCTCCTTAGTAATCGAAGGTGGAGAAATAAGAACTGCAGGTGGTGTTATGGTTGAATATCCAACACCACCACTAGTAACTGTAAGTGCGGAAATAGTTCCACTTGCCCCAACAGTTCCAGTAGCAGTTGCTGTAGTGCTTGTTGTTGCAATACCAACTGTACTAGCAATACTTACTATAACGGATCCATATCCCTCTCCAGCATTTGTTAATGTTAGACCAGATATGGTTCCTGCAGCAGAAACTGTAGCAGTAGCAGATGCTCCTACTTGTACTTCATACTTGTAAATATTTACTTTATTTTGGAAATCAAGACTTACACTAGACTCATTATTTTGGTTGAATATTGGTCTAATAGAATCGCAATAGAATACTGTAGATCCAATACCAACAGAGTTAATTAAGGAAGCATTAGGAGTAATATTTGGTTCATAGAACACTCTTGCCTTAGATACAAGTTTGTTATCAATCAACATATCCTCTGTTTGTCTGCACCAAACAACAGATCTTTGTATATTAGGATCTTCAATATTTCCTGGTCCATAATACGGCAGTGTTACTGCAATATCTGAGGTAGGAACATCAGAAACAGTTCTCCTATCTTCTGTTAAGATAGGATTATCATCAGTAATTTTTAAACTATCGCCAGATTTAACAGTTTCGACAATATCAACGGTTCTAACATCACTATCACCATTACCTTTGTAGAAGATAATAGTCATCTTATCTCCAAGTCTTGGAGCTTCTAAGAATCTTATTGTAGAACCACCCTTGAATATGTATGAATCATTAGGAATTTGAAGAACATCGTTAATGAATATTAAGAGAGTATCTTCAATATTAATGTTGGAATTTGGTGCAGCAATAATAGAAATACTATCTCCACCTAAGAACAACTGGAATAACTTCCTCCTACCATCAATATAACTTTCAAGATTATCTAAAAGTTGCAGTTGACCAATAGACCATGAATTGAAAGTATCTCCATGAGTTCTATCAACAGAAATTTGGAACTCTCTAAATGATCCTGAAGTTGGAATACCTGTTAATCCTCCCGTAGGAACAGTTAGGATTTCATTGTTTCCATATCTATATCCAAGATTAACCATTTCAACGTCTCTAATACTAGATCCGTTACCAACAATGATATTAACAGAAGCAAATGTTCCCACTCCAGCATTAGGAGAATCAGCACTGTAAATCACAGGAACATTTGAATAAGGACGTGGTTGATCAAATTCCAAATTCATATTAGCAAACGTTAATCCAAAACCTGGATTTGTAACCGTTACATCTGTAGAGATTCTTCCCGTTCCAATAACAACAGTAGCAAAACCAATATGTTGCTTAGATGTAGATGCTGCACCAATAATGGCAGCAGTAGCAATACCAGTAAATGTGTGTGCATATTGACCACCAGCAATAACTGCATTTGAAGTTGCACTCACAAAGGTATGAATACCACCAGAACTTACTGGATTTCCAGGAACTTCATGAACATTAACAGTTATAGTTGTTCCTGCTACACCAGTAATATCAAGAGTTCTTTGATATGCATAATCATTGCTTCCTGCACCTGTGCGAGGATAAGTTTTTTGTGCTGTATGACCATCGAGAGCACATGTGAAAGTTAAGGAATCGTCTGCGAGAGAGATGCCTCTACCAGCAACAAAGTTATGATCGCCAATACTAAGAGTCAAATCACCATTAGCATGATTATAAACTGCATGAGAAACATCAAAATATCTAAAGGTTGATAATCCAACAAAAACAGTAACATCTTGATCTGAAACTTTTGCAAGTTTTAGAGATTTCTGCCATGCATTATAATCAAGATTTGGTCTAGGATATGACTTAATTGCAGTGTTATTATCACTAGCACAGGTAAAATACAATCCATTATCTTTAAGTCTAATATAATCACCTTGATTGAATTCATGTCCTTTTGGAAGGGTCATGACCATGAATCCAGATTGTGGATTATATATTGCATCTAATACATCATAAGTAAGTCCTGGTAATGTTCCTTGACTAATGAAACTGGTAGCAGCACTAACATTAACAATTCCCATTGGAGGATTGGTAACTGCAATGCTTACCAAAGTTCCTCCTGCAACTGCAGAACTCAATGTTGCACCTGTTCCAATGGTTACAAATGTATTACCAACGCTAACAATTGGAGTAGCATATGCTTCAGTTCCGATAGAAACCTTACAGTTTGTACCATCATTAACCAAACTCAATATATCAAATACGCTATTTACATTACCCAGATATATTGTAGTATCTCCAATTGCTATTGGATGATTTACTCTTGTAGAAATCTCAAATTGCTCTTGTGCTCTGTATCCACTTCCGATTTGAGAAACATTAACGCCACTAACAGTACCATCTCCAGATACTGTTGCAGTACCACCAGCACTTATTAATGGTTGATATCCTAAACCTTCTGTAGATCCAATAGATTGGATAATACCACCTCTAGGCATACTAGAGACTCCAACATCATATCCAAGAATGTCTGGATTTCCTATAAAGGAAAGACTGTTAATTCCTGCAGGTTCTGTTATGTTATAAACCGTAAGTGGAGGTTGGAATACATTATTAATCAATACAACTGCATTATCATCACTTATTCCAGAGAAAGTTTGTCTATTACTTGTAAGTTGGAAATCTCTCTGAACAGCATCAAATTCATGAGAAACATCATCAATAACATAATTTTTAGTGTAAGTATGAGTAGTTGCAGAAGCAACTGGTCCACGCATAAACGACCTACCATAGAAAGATGAACCAGTTTGAATTCCGGTCCAATCCTGTTCATCAGGATCACTAGATGTTTGTGGTTTTATTCCAAATGGTGGGTCAATGAAATTGACCATATTATCAGTTATTTTGTAGTTTCCAGCAACTTTTGTTATCAAAGAATTTGCAGAATGATTAACAACTTGTGTTCCAAGTCTACCTCTTCTAACTCTAATTGCATTTGGTTCAGTTCCAACTCCAATAGATTGAAGTTTGATAATTTCATCATCGATTTGGATTGTATCTGCAGCAAAGAATGAAGTGATACCAATTGTTTTAATTATATCAGAGGTGCTGAGAAGAAGTTCATTGGTAAGAGAAGTTGTAATTGCTAAACCAACAATAGGAGATTGAATTACATTATCGATTGTAAGAATAACTCTTGAATCTTGGTTAGTTGTTACAATTCTATGTGAGTTTCCTGTACCAACATTATTAAGATCAATTGTTACAGGAGGTTGTGCAAGTGCATCTTCTGCAGATAATGCAAGTTTAACCTTATTATCATTAATCTTAACAATAAACAGATTTTCCGTATCATGTGGTACGAAAGTTGTTTCTCCAATACCAGTAAAGGTTGTACTAGCACATCCAATAGCACTTTCAACATCATTTGCATCATGACGACGATAACTAACCTTTTCTCCAGTAACAAAGAAGTGATCTGGTAAGGTAATCGTATCATCATCTGTAGTAATAGTAGAAGAACTACTTCCATCAAAAGATCTTTCAAAAATTCTTAAACCATTATGTTTTAATGGGAATCTTGTCTTAACATCATTCTGAGTTCCAATATAATCCGCAGCATCCCATTTCAAAAGTCCATTAGACAAATTATATTGGTCTGGATCTTCATTAACAGTTCCAACTTTCAACTTCGATTGTAAAACGTTAGTTACAACAGCAATGTTTGGATTTGGAGTAAATACAAGTTCTATATTAAGCAAATCACTTGTCAATCTTGTTCCAAATGTTCCTAATCCAGAAGAAGTAACTGTTTCTGCATATTCAGTAAAGTAACACTCTGAGGTAACTCCAACTGCATTGATAGTATCAACATTAACTGCCTCTACAAAATGCTTATTATTATTTGTTGTATCGGAAACTTGAATCAGATACTTAGCAGCATGAATTTCATCATTAATAGGAATATACTTGTAGGATGCAATTGTGTGTATACCTGGAGTTCCGGAAGAGGCAATAGTAGTCGTTACTGCATTTAATTCGCCGTGCTTATCAAATATTGTTCCTACACCAGTGAAGGAATTTGTTGCTAAACCTACGGTAACTGTGTTTATTGCTCCAGTTGTTCCAATACCAGTAGCAGTTGGTATAAAGTCAATATTTAAATTATCACCACTAAAGTATGCATGATATGTTCCTAAACCAGAACCAACAATAGAAGTTGGTGTTGTACTTAATTTTCCATATTCATTAATAGCAATTGTGCTTCCATCATGGCAGATGTTAAAGTTAGCAAATTCAAATTCTCCTACAGCATCCTCATCAACGCTTATGTCGGGATTAACAGAAACCATAACCTGCATAGAGGTCATTGATTTACCGATAGAAACAATCGTAGTTGTTCCGATCCCAGCAACTGTTGTGCTGCTACTTGCAATAGAAACTAGGTTGCCTATATTAGTACTTCCTACTCCAAGGAAATTATCATCAAGTGAAGTATTAAAATATACAATATTGTAATCATTGAATAGTGCCTTCTCTGCTACAGGGAAGAATCTTATTTCACCTACTCCACCAGAAATAGCAAAGTCAAAGAATCCTAAGTTATTTGCAGTGGTCTCAACAATACCATATTCATTAGTATATCCTTGAACATTATCATGAATAACATCTAAAGTTGAGAATTGCCTTTCAGAGGTGAATCTTCTATCTCTAATAAGAATATGATATCTTTGAGCTCTAGTTGCTGCAGGACTAAATTCATTAATAACAGTAAATTCCTCTACCCTTGGTACATCGTTAAATGTTCCACTAAAGTCATCAATCTTAAGAACTCTGTTTCCAACTGCTTCTTCATAGGCTTTAATAATTCTACTTGAGAATACAACCTCAGTAGAAACAACCTCATTATTAGCATTTATAAAGGAGTTTTCTGAAACAAGATCAAAGAAATTAACACAATTTAAATCAATATTAGATATAATATCTTTTATAGAAAGAAGGTAAGAAGACCTTACAGAAGCGGATGGTTTAGAAGTTTCACTTATAGTTCTAGATAAAATTTCATAATCTGCAAACTTTTTATATCCAAGAGGATGATTTAATGAAGAAACTGGGTCATTCCATGTTTGGAAAGGAACTCTAGTTTTCAATGAATATGAGAAATTCTGATAATACTCATTATTTGGAGTTCTTTGCAAATCATTACTTATAAATCCTGTTATTTCTTGGAATCCACGAACGTTCTTCACACTAGTTGTGAAGTCAATCTCTCCTATGAAAGGTGATAGAATATCTGCAACAAATCCTCTAGATTTAGAAGTTTCTCCTGTCAAAGTACTATTCGCTTTAAATTCGTCCTTAGAAGATACTCTAACAACACCACTTTGACCGCGCCAACCATCTACAGTGCCGACAATTGTTTTACCAACACCAATGCTAACTTTTTCACCAACAATATAATCATTATTTGTAAGAGTAACATTAAAAGTCATAAAGTCTTTTTCAGAAACTATCTTAGCACTAGAATTAATGGTATCAAAACCTGCTAAAGTAGTACCTGCCTCAAGTTCAGACTCCATATTGATTGTAACTGTTGGGTCTATTCCGCCACGATTGGTGTCGACTCCAACAAGAGTAAATAATCTAAAATCATATTCAGAACTATTAAATCCTTTCTTATCTGTCCCAACACCAATAGCAACACCATCAGGAACTGAATCTTCAATAAGAACTTTATCTCCAACAGTGAATGGGAAAGTATCTCCAGAAGAATAGATGGTGTTTAATGTTACAGTTACTACTCTAGTTGAAGAATTATATTCGATGTTCTTAATAGATACGCCATTTCCACCTCTGGTAGGAATAATTGTTGGTTCTGTAGCATTTATTCCATAAGTATTTTGAATGATATTAACAGTAGCACTGTTTAGAGAGAATTCAAGATCTATATCATCAATTTTACTTCCACTAACACCATCAATAACTACAAGTTTTGGTTTAGTTACATAACCTTTTCCGAAAGATGTTATTCCAATAGATTGAATTTTTGAGAAAGGTTCAATTTTAAGAATTTGTGGGAAATATACTGTTGGTTTTAAAGTAGAATCGTGTGGGAAATCAAAACCAAAATCAAGAACCTCTACTGTTTCAATAGCACCAATATTTGAACTCTTTGCTTCCAGAACTGCATTTTTTCCAAATGATGTATCTACAGTACTGATACCTGGAAGAGCTTTATATCCAGAACCTTTATTTTTGAGAGAAACTAATGCTATTGGTCCGTGAGTATGCGTGCAATCAGTAATATAAGAAAGTGTTGCTTCAGACGCAGCATAAGAAACTCTCTCTGGGAAATCTTTTACAGTATATGTAAAGGTATTGAGACCAACAACAGTGCTTTGATGCCTACCATCAAATAAAGATTTGGAAATTTGAATACTTGAATTATAATTAACTTCAGAGTCAAATTCGTATTCTTTTTTAACCTCAGGTAGAATACCCTCTTGATTTTGAATCGGCACTAAACCATAATATAAATTTTCTGGAGTTAATGAGTCAACATTTAAAGTTGCCGTTGCATTAACACCAATTTTACCTGAAATACTGAAGTTAAGATTTGGATTTTCAAAATCAGATTTTTCCCATCTGTTTATAAACTGATCATCAGAGTAAAGATTGAATCTAAACGCACTTCTGGTGTCTCCAAGTGTGGGAGCATAAGAAAGACTAGAATCACTTAAATCAAATATAATGGAGGAATTTCCTTTAGAATTAAGTCTTGGATTTACTGGATTTATCGTTCCAGATGTGCTAGCAAGACCAACAATCGTTGGTTTGTCTGATAAAGCATCAAATTTAGTTTTAGAAAGTTTAAAGTTATCTGCGTCAATCTTTACAATATAGAAAATTCCATTATTGGTAGTTGCACCTGTTACAAAATCATTTTCATGAATAACTTTTTGACCAGATTCAAAATCGTGATTTTCTATAGTAATCGTATCAGTTGATTCGTTAACATTATCTTGAGTAAAACTCTTAGTGTTAACTAGAAGTTTTCTATGGTAATCGTTATACCTAACATTGTAAGTTTTCGATGCCGTTGGTTCTGCGTTAATATTGATAAAGTGACCAGACGACAATCCATGAGTAGATGCACATGATACGGTAACTAGATTTCTAGTTACTGTTCCAGTTAGGGGAGAATAAACAGTTTTCAAACTATGATATGTGCCTGTTCCAACATTAGTAAAGAACATCAAACCAGCATCTCTCATGGTGCTAGCAATACCAACAAAAGAACCTGTTGTTCCTAATCCAACTTTAACTGTAGATAATCCGATAAAGTTTTTATCAATTTTTGTAACGAATAGAGTTTGATTCTCTAATATTGTTCTAGCAGTACCAACAATACTATCTTTGTACTGTATCGAGTCATCAGAGGCAAAATGTTTTACATACTGTACAGAATCTCCTGTTTTTAATTCATGATTTTTTAGATGAATCGACCTTGCAGGAATGTATACTTGTGTTGCTCCTGCTCCTGGATTTGAGAATGTAACTGTGGTTCCAGCACTAACAAGATTCTCTCCTAAACCTAAAGATTCTGAAGGTGTGAAATAATATTCAGTATTAACTCTCTTAGCGAAAGATGTATTAAATCCTGAGGTAAAAGTAAACTCTCTCTGATTAACCGTTACTGCAGTTCCTACAGTATGAGCAATTGCAACCGTTCCATCATGTCCTCTAATAACTCTTACTCTAGATGAATCATGATCAATAGCAATTACCTTAAGTTTTTCGGTTCCAATTCCTAAAACATCATTTGGTCTGATAGCACTCAACGGATGGTTAATTAAATGTGCATAAGTTACAATTCCTGTATTCGCTGTAAGACCAAAAGTAGTTGATCCTAATCCAACAAGATTGAAGATATCTGGAGTTACAGTAATGCCGTAAGAACCTTCAATTTTTGAAGAAGTTGTTGATAATCCAGAAATTGAAATTAAGTCAAGAGTGTTTAATTGATGTGGAGTAGATGCAACTCCAACATAAACTCCATTCGTTCTTGTTGGATATATTTCAGCAGTAAAAGCACTCTGAGATGCTGTTAATAATCCAACGGTTTTACCTTTAACAAAGGATACCTTTGCAGAAACACCTCTTCCTCCAGTTCCTTCATCATCAAATAAAATTTCTTCACCTACTTTATAATTTTCGCCATTAGCATCACCTAAAACTTCTACAGATTCAACATTTCCAACAGAAACGGTATCAATTTTAATTTTTTGATCTAAATTATTCGGTATTGTAATAAATGGATAAACTTCATCCTTATCAAAGAAGTTATATGCACTTACAATTCTTCTATAATTGGTTTCATTTAAATCATAATCGTCTTGATTGAATGATCTATCAAAATTTAACTTTTGAGGTAAAGCATGATACTTATTGCCTATGATGTATGGATATACTGGTGCTTTATAATTTTCAAAAGGACCGTCAGAGGCAATGGATTTATCAAGTGTAGTAAAATATGCATAAGTTCCATTCGGATATTCTGGCGTTATGCAGAATCTACCATTATTTTCATCTAAAACAGATTCATCATTTGAACTGTAATAAGTGTAGTCTTCAATGAAAAATCCAGGAGCAAATCCTGAAGGTCTATTGGATTTACGTTGAGATTCTTCAATATATCCAGATTTCATCTGGACTGCTGAACCACCAACCTTTGTACTATATCCATAAGGACCATAAATTGGATTACCATCATATGCCCAACCAAGAATTGGAGAATGATCAGTTGAATCAATTTCAGTTCTATTGAATCTTAAATCAGATAGACCATATAAAGATTTGCCGTTTTCACCAACAGAATACGATGCTCTTCTTAATGCCCGAGGCATATGAATGTGAGAATATTGATAATCATTTTCTGCTCTTGTAGGAATTTCAAAGAATCCATCATCAGGAGAAATTTCTGATTGTTTTTTCTCCCATAAGTTAATAGTCCATTTTTGAATGAAACTATCAAACTTCGTTCTAGAATTTGATTGTGGAGATACAACAGATATTGTTGTATTTTCTATACTGTAACCCCTACCCCCTTCAACAACAAAAACAGAATCAATTTGATTGTTCTTCATAACTGGTGTTATGACGCAACCAAAACCATCTCCATCAATAATCAAATCAGGAGTAGAAATATAATTCTTTCCCTTGTTCTGAACAACAACTTCAGTTATCCGCCCATTTAAAATACTAACGCTTAATTGTGCATTTTCTCCTTTAGAATATGATATAACAGGTTTTCTCTCAAAATTAATAATATCGGTAACACCATACCCAACACCATTGTTAGTAAGATGAACGTCAGTAATTTGACCTCTAAAAATGGGTTGAACTCTAGCAGTGAATGTTTCAGTACCTGTTGATGCAACACCAACTTTACCAGACAGTGTTACTAAAATTGATGGGTAATTAAAAGTATGTTGACCAGATCCAACAGAAGTTAAATCAATATACTCTTCTGTTTTGTAATATAAATCTTTTGCTGTCGAACCAACACCAACTGTAGATAGTTTAAACTTATCATCAGAGACTTTAGTCACATAGTAATCAATACTTGTACTAATCCCTCCTACCTCTGTTCCTGAAGTTCCAAAGTATTGAATAATCTCCCCAGATTCATATCCATGAGCAGTAATGTTTATAGTATTATTAGCGGTGCTAATTCCTGTTGTAGCAGAACATCTCTTTTTATTCTGATACCCATCTCCAGAATTAAGAACGTTAATGGAATCAACAATAGATTTTTTGTTTATAGATCTAAATGCATGGATACCATCACCCAAAGCAGTAAGGTTAACCGTGTTAATACCTGCAACCGCAGAAGCTAATGTAGTATGAAGTTTGATATTTGAAGAATCAACTCTTTTGATAATATATTGAGAATTTGTTGTTAATCCAGCAACTGCTTTCTGAACAAGAGTACTAATGCCTGCAGATGCATTTGTCAGATATGTAACTTCTTCAAGATCTCTAAATTTATGGAAAGTAGTAAATCCAATACTATCTGTAGAAATATTGACCGTTCTAGAATCAAATTTTTCTATATGGTCAATAGATTTCATTGAAACCTGAACATTTGCACCACTTCCATTTCCACCTGTAATAGTTACAATTGGAACTTCTTCATAATCAAATCCTCTATCAAGGAGTCTAATTTCCTCAAGATCTCCAGACACCGCCAAATAACCTGTTGCACCAACTCCGATATCATCTGTGATGGTAAGATCTGGTGGACTGATTATATCAAAATTTCTATCAGAAGAAAGAACTTTAATATTTTCTAGTTTTCCATGATATACTTTTTCTTTGGATTTATAGTTAAGAATTTCAACTCCATTTATAAGAAGACCTGTATATCCAGGTTCTGTTGGATACATTCCAACTTCTTCTGATGGTTTATCAAATTTTCTAAAAATTTCTTGATGTTTTAACTTTTTATTATAAAAATCTTCTCTTACAAGAGTGTTATTTCTTACAGTTGTTGATGCAGTAGATACAAACTTTGAAGATTCAGGATTTTTGATAGAATAGTATATGTCCTGAATACTTTTAGCAAATTTAATATTGTCTTTATCTATTCTATAAGCAAAATACTCTCCGCTATTAAATATTTTTGATTTCTCTACATCCAAATCAACATTGATAGGAACTGTATAATCTCCACCAACGAATGAGGTAATACCTACTATTTCTGGAGTGTAGTAAACCTTGTCTCCTGTGTAGAATCCATGGTTTTCAATATTATAGGTTTCTCCTTCAAAACTTCCAGCAAAATTCTTTATTGGACTTTGTTTTTGAATTTTATATGTTGGTAGAGATCCAGATGCTACAAGAAAACAATCCTCTTCTACATCTTTGTATACATTTTGAACATCTGTTGAATTTATCTCTACTTCTGGGAAATTAGCAGCAACTGTTTTGGTAATTACTCTTCTAATTTTTGAATTTATTGTTGTACTTATGTTAACACTAGATTGTGCAAATATAACAACAGATCTATCATTAATAATAGAAGCGATAACACCAAAAACACTTGTTCCTGCATTACTTACAACTTCTATGGTATCACCAATAGTTAATAAATGAATATTGTTTAAATCGATTCTATAAGAATTATCTGATAAATCAACTACTTCGATTTTTTTAGTGGTATAAACAGATCTAATGTTGGTTATCCATTTAGATGCTCTAAATGAATCATCAATTATACCAAAAGTCTTAATTTGTGCAATATTATCTTTTTGATAATATTTGTTGCCTGCTGGAGTTTTAACTCCTTTAAGAATCTTGTTAATTCTAACTTTTACTTGACCATCGTTTGCATATGCAAAAATATTAGAATCTCTAATTTCAGATGCAGATGGAATTACTCTAGGAGCAAAATCACAATTAAGGAATTGTGTTAAATTTTTGTTCCCATAAGAAATTTCACCAAATGTACCATCATTATAGTCAATGGTTAATGTTCCTGTAGCACCAAATCCGACTGTTGAATCAACATCAATAAATGTTTGAGCAAATCCTACTGTATTTGTTACTCTTGTTTTAGGAGTTGACTCAAAATTGCCATAAACAACACCTTTAACGCTAACATCTCTGTCATATCCAGAGTCAATATCTAATTTATAATATGTTTTACCAATACCAGAGCTAATAGACTCTACATATGCAATTGGAGCATATGATCTGTTCGGAAAATCTTGGAATAATGTTCTATTTGCAAGAGCAAAAGGATCTCCTTGCTCTTGTTCTACAATAATACTTTCAACTTGAATATAATGTGCATCAGATGGTCTAAACAAACGATCTGATAAATTTACTAGAGTAACATCTTCATTAAACAGTACTTTAAACAGAATTTTATAGGATTCTTCTGTTCCCTTAGTTGCATAAAAATCTGCAGACTGTTTAACAAATACGTTTTGATTTACTTGTGGTGCAATCTGTCTATTTTGAAAACCTGGAGCATACTGTGCCTTAATTTTCTTTAAAATTTGATTTAAGAAAAGAACACTTAAGTTTTGAATTTCGGAACCAATAAGATGTGAAGTTGCAATGTTTCTTTCAAATACAACTTCCTCAGGATAACCTTCTTTTGTTAGATCAGAAACTCCACTAAAACCTCTAATACATCCAGTGAACGAAAAATCAGTTTTTCCAGTATATGAAATGATTTCATTGCCTATTTTAAGCAATCCATACTTATCAGGAAACCCCTGTGTTCCTAATCTAGTTCTAATTGGATCAATAAAAAGAGTTTCTCCTGTAGAACTAACAGTCGACTGCAAAATAGCAGTTTGAGATAAATTAGTTACATTATCAACTTTAGTATATTGATCAATATTATTAATCAAATCAATTGGAGCACCTTGATACTCTTGACCTCTATAATATTCCTTTAAAAAATCAGCAATCAGAGGAAAGTCACTCCTTACATACTCAGGGAGTTGACTTTGGACGATAGTTTGTAATTGTACTCTGGTTTCTGTCATTTTTTATGGTTTGCTATTAGTATCCGCCGTATCCACCGCCACCACCGGAAGATGATGATGATGAAGATGAAGTTGAAGATGAGGTTTGTGTAACAGGGGCTGGAGTGCTTGGTGTTGTATCTGCTACAACCGCACTTCCAGTTCCACCAGTATTTGTCGTAGGAGACAATTGAGTCTGTGTTGTAGAAGTTGCAATTGCTTGCTCAAGAGGTGTTATTCGTGAACGTCCTCCAAGACGAACCAGAGCACCATTCGGATAACTAGAAGAAGTGACGTAGGTGGAAGCAGAAGAATCAACACCGGAAGATATATCATCAACAATCATATCAAACACACTATTACTTATATCTAGTTGCAAATAAAGATCCTGTAATCCGATAACATCATTTGAAGCAGGGGATGCAGACATTTGAATTAGTGTTTGACCATCAATTTTCATACCACTAACAATATTAATTGGATTTAAAGTAATAATTCCATTAATATAATCAATTTTTCCAACATTTCTTCTTACAACTGTAGGAGTTTGTG